GGACGGTGAGTGTCGATATCGCAAGTAGTCTAAATACCCGTCTCAAACAATTGGCCGCTCCTCAGACTCGTGGTGTTCGTCATCCAGTTCCGACAATAGATGCTCAAAAGCATTACGGTCGTGCGCGGCGCCGATGACGATGAACGACCAGAAGAATCCACACGATACACCAAGTATAACCGCTATCAGATAGATTGACCAAAATTCAAACATATCGATATCCTCGCGCATCCACTATTCTTGTGTGGTTTTTGTCTGCGCCTTGGACACGCGGTCGGCGAGGATCTGCTGGTAGCCGGCATCGTCCAGATGGGTCACCGTGATCCAGGCGTGCGACATCTCGTCGGACGTGCGGCTGCCGCCGCCCACCCACTGATCCGGATCGGGGTTGCCCTTGTTCTTCGCCGTGTTGTCGTAATACCCGGTCAACACCAAGACCGCACCCGCTGGCAGCAACGGTGCGGCGTCGTCGGCATACACGTGGCTGGTGTGCCAGGCGTTGGTCCAGTTCGAGACCGAACTCACCATCTCCAGCTTGCCTGTGTCGGGATACAAGATTTCCGCCGTCATGCCCGAGAGACGCGCGTGGCCGTGCGGCTGGAAGCTGTCGATCCGCACCGGTGTCTTGAAGGTATGGAACCCCTGCGTCATGGCGGTGCCGTGTGGCGCAATCTCAAGCTCCCCACCCTTCATCAGCAGCGTGTACGACTTCAAATCCTGCTTGTACTTCGCCTGGTGACCCTTTGGGTAGAACCAGAACGCCAATTCGACGATGTCGTCTTTGACCTCTTCACCATACGGCCAATAGTGGACGTCCCAGCGAATCATCGCATTGGCCGGCAACGTTCGGCAGCCATCCGACGGCACGATTTCGCCGGTCTTACCAGAGGCGTACTCGGAGACGCGTTCCAGCGTGATGTATCCGCCGCTCTTCTCGTCGGGGACCATGAGGTCGCTGTTCGCGTGGTGGGCAGCCGCTCGGCCCTTCAGCGACGGCTTCACCGCCATCGCTTTAATGCATCGGTTCTCCAGCACACCGACCGACACAATCGGACGCCACCAGCGGTCCTGTCCCTGCGCCGGCAGGGTGTAGGGCTTGGTCGGTACGATCACATCGGGCGGACCAAACTGTTCCGCGTAGGTCCATTTGTTGGTGTCAGGAAACTGGACAGGCGCGGGTAGGTCGGCGGGGTTGCCGCGCGGCGCGCCGCTATCGACCCAGCGGACGATGGTCTGGATGTCCTTCTCGCTCAACCGTAAGTCGTCTTTGAGTTGCTGGATGCCGATCTTGTCGTAGCGATACGGCGGCATCTCGCGCGCCACGACCTTGGCCTTGATCGAGCGGGCCCACGGGCGCACTTCCTCGTAGCTGCTGAGCGACATGGGCCCCACGTCGCCGGAGCGATGGCAGCCTTGACAATTCTTCTGGAGCACTGGTGCGACGTCTTTGGTGAACGTCGGTGTTTGTGCGCTGGTGACGGTCGCAGCACCCAGCATAATGACCAGTGCAATTATGGCGTGTTTCATGGTTACTCTCCGTTATCGTTGACCGAATTTTAAATTAGAAACTATAGGTATTTAGCATTGCTTGATGGTAGCGGTACGGAGAATCGAACTCCGATTGTCGCCTTGAAAGGGCGCTTTCCTAGCCGTTAGAAGATACCGCCATACTGGAGCCGGATGTCGGACTCGAACCGACGTGGAGTTTCCTCGCCGCCTTACAAAAGCGGTGCAATCGCCACTATGCGAATCCGGCCAAACTGCTGGTGGGTCACCTCGGACTCGAACCGAGAAACCTCACGTTCTAAGCGTGAGAGGTATGCCAATTCCCTTCAGCGACCCATCTGACTTTTTGATAATAGTGGATAGTGGTTCTGCCCCACTGTCAACGGCGTGTAAAACCGTCGTTCTACTATTGAACTAATCCACCGTATTTATAGATAACACAAACTAAACACCAACCGTCTTGACTAATGCTAAAAACGGCTTGACTCGCTCGGCTGTAATCGTGGGACAGAAGTTTGCCCGCAAATATCGCAGTCCACTGGTCGCAAAATATGCTTGAATCTCGTCCGTCATCACCTGCGACGCATATCCCCACTCAGCTAACGTCGCAGTAATTTTTTTCCGAAGTTTTATCGGCAACCCTCGAACAAGAGCATTGGCTTGGCGTCGATACTGTGGATTGAGACCATAGTATGCGTGGGCCAATTCGTGTCGTAGCGTTTCACTGTCACCTGCCGTGGTTGCGATGAGATAATACGGATGGGTGGATGGGAGCCGATTCGTGGCCGCCTGCAATTGACGTTCGCGGGTGGTTAGCTCAAATTTTGTAAAGAACTGCGCAAGGGATGTGCCGGGAATATTGAACCCTCCCCAATCATAATCCAGTCGCCCATCTGATTTCATATAGTTGTCTAGAAATTCTTCGTGAGAGAATATGTGGTTCCGTAGTTTCGAATTCGCACATTCATAAAACTCGGCTGGTCGGCATAAGCTCAGGATGAGTTCTTTCCGTGTGGGGAAGGTGACATAGAGAATGTGGCCATGATATATTTTCGTGCGCATTCGTCGTGTCCCTTCTTATTCCTCGTCGTCGTCGTCGTCGGGGTTGAGCGTGGTTGAACTCACAGCACCCACAGAAAATCCCGCAGGTCTGGAAGGCTTCGCTGCTCCGCCTCCCTCATCATCATCACTAAAATCAATAATGCCATCTAATGATTTCCAGACCGACGTGAGAATAGTGGCAACTACGATTTCGGAATTTGCTCGTTTTGTTTTAGGCAATGTAATCACTTGATGATAACCAGAGGCAACTCCTCGTTCAAGTGCGGCAATTACAACGTTTTTTAGAAATACGCGCATACGCCCTCCCTCGAATTGTTGGTGAACGGATTTGTAATCATATGGTATATATTATAGCACATGACAAGATTGTCAAATAAACTTTATTGTTTGGGATCAATAATTTTTACGCTGCCGTCTACCCACGAGGTTAAAATCTGGGTCGGGAGTTCCGCTTCGACAGGCTTCCGAGGCTTTCTAATGTGTCGATTCGTATCGGCAAAGATATCTGGAAATTTTTCTTCGAGTGCCGAGCGAACCATGTACGACATAGTTGCCTTACGTGCCCTGGCATATCGATAGAGCCTGTCATATTCAAGTCGCGTCACCCGCAGAAATAAAATCGTGTCGCGCATCTCATGTGGTTGCCGAGTGATCCTTTTTGGTTTGATCGGCAAATCTTCATCATCATATTCCATAGTGTGCGGCTCCATAGTGGGCAAGAAAATATGAATCGGCAATGTCTGCCACAGGACTGGAAATCTTGGAGGCTTTCGGGTGACATTGTTTTGCCCATGATTCCCGCAGGGGCTCGCGTTTGATGAATGCCGCCCAAATATCATCTTTCGTCGCGATGCCACGGCCAGTAGCAAACTTTTTCATGGTGGTGGGGGCGACGAGGCGTAAGGGAATATGAGGGAACTTTTCATGAAGTTTCACTTTTAATGTTCCCGCATTCTCACTCAGTTGCGTGATCCGACCGTGCGCACCGAATGCATAATCTTCTAATATGATGAGGGTGGGGTGGTGCACCGCCACGACTGTGATTACCCATTGAGCGAGTTCAATGTAGCGGGGTACATCACCTTCGGTTGTGGAGGCGTTCCATACCACGTCGGGGAGTTCCACATACGGCTTGCCCGATAGTCGGTAGTTCACCCACCACTGATGTGTTGTTCCATTCGTAAGGCATAACGCTGGGCACGACATTGAGTAGTCAATGCCCAGCACATTTGCATGTGTCATGCCTTCTATTTATTAGTTATGCTTTTGCGCACCCACACGAACACGGTTGGCTCTTTGCGACAACCTCATCAACGCGACGATGAAGATCCTCTGTGACCCTATCTATCTGCGCCTGCAATGATCGGTCACCTTCCTCAATCTGGCGATATGTGACATCGATAAGCTGTGACTGCTCATACTTCCACTTGTCATACCATCGGGTAACTGTAAACGCGACAAAACCCGCAAGGGCCCCAACAAGAACCGTAACAATATTTTGATCAACCATAATACACACTCCTGTTACTATTTAGCGTACGGGACAGACACCACCGGCGCAGTCATCTTCGAACCCAATATTGGCATCTTCGATCTTGGTGATCAACTTGGTTTTGGCGACCACAGCATCATATTCTTTTTTTGAAATCTCAGTGTACGGTGCCTGTTTGAAGCCGTGTTCAGAGTGGAGCAGGAAGGACAGCGACTTATGCGAGCCGGCGAAATTCTTGGTCAAGTATTTCTTGATCTCAGGGAGTTCTTCCTTGCGGTAATAAATCGTGCAGGAGACGCTGTTATCGCTCCAATTTTGCTGAAGCTCCTTGACGACCTTGAGTTGTTGAATCGCGCTCATATCCTTCGCCAGCACGGTGTCTTCGGGGAAGGAGAAGGGGAACGACACTACCACGGTGGTGTAATCCTGCGACCCATCAAAGTTCAATCGGTATTCGATATCATAGCCATGCTGGCGACATACATCTACAAGCGCATGGTTAGACGCCATGGAAATGCGGCGAATCATGTATTGGGCATAGCCGGGATGACAGCCAGGCGTGACGCCTGGGAGAAGTGATAATGTGCCGCTCGGCTTACAGGTCGTGAGCTTCACGCTAATCGGAAACTCGCGGTCCTTTGAATACTGCTTATCGTAGTCACGGAGATATTCGTATGCGGCTTTGAGCCATTTCTTTTGCTTATCGGATGCCTGAAGATAGCCCGTCACACCGATGCCCATACGCATGTTCTCGTTGACAATCTTTTCGGTTTCCTTATTGTGACATCCGAGCGCGAGCGACTGCTTGTTGATGCGATACAATAGAGTCATTACATCGAGGAACTCTTCATAGCTCTCAATGTTTGGCAGAAAAATTTCTGCAAGACAGCAGGTTTCAAAGTTTCCGAGCGACTGTTCGGCACAGGGATTGTAGCCGACCACGGTGGGATCAGGATATTCGGTTTCTCCGAGCCGACCGACTTGCTTGGATAATGAAAGGT